CTCATATCCGACGCCGCTCGTTGCGGTCAGCTCGTAGTTGAGAGTGTCGCCTTGCGTCAAATTGACAGTGGTGGGCGACGTGATAACAGGCGCAACGCCGTCAGATGCACCAGTGGCTGAGAAAACCGCGTTCAACGCGTTGCATACGATCAGTGCAGTTGCGCCGTAGGAGTTTTCTTCATGGTCAACGACTTCACTGTGCTCGATCCCATAAAACAGATAATTGTCTTTTGACTTGTCGCGAACGTGAAACGTTGAGTCGTCGGGATCGTCCATAACAACCTGCAGGTTGTTGAGGAATTGCGCGCCATTGTTGTCCTCGACAAAAATCGCGTTTGCTGCGTCGTCTCGGTAAATCTTGACTGTCATCGTTTATAGACCTTTATTGCCATGCCCGCATTGACGACTGAGCCCGCAGCACTGAGTTTCACTTGCAAGTAAATTGGGTTGTCGCGTGTGTTCGTGTCACCGGCGTAGATGTAAAGCGCATTTACGCCATTCCGATACTCGATTCCGGCGCCGAGATCAAGGCGACCAAACGACGTGGGCAACGAGTACTGGTTTGCGCCATCGCCGAGCAGGAAACGAAACATGAGATCCGCATTGTTGGAGCTCGGCGTGACGGTGAAGTCGGGACGTATCAGAATATCGGAATACAGTGTCAGCTCTGAAATATCGAGCGCGCCTGTTGTGCCATCGAGAAGCGTTGTAACGCCTGCCGGTAGGTGCTCAAGCGTGAACGAACCAAGACCGTTATTGGGCAACGTTGTCCATGTGTCGGCAACGAGTGTCACGGGCGTCGCTGCGGTCGACGTGTCGTTGTAGTCGGCAATACCAAGGTGATTGTCGAGCGTTACGCCAGAGCCCGCGCCCCCGAATGGCGAACCAACCATCAACTCGACTCCTCGACAAGCACGAAGGTTGACTCGTCAGAACGGCCCCACAACGTGCCCGTCTGTGCGGGAAACAAGTCAGCGACTGTGCCACGTTCACCAGCTCCCGGAAGATATACCCAACCCGGCGTTGTCGCCGCTGGCTTTGACGCTGCGCGCGTGACGATCAAAGTGCCGTTGCCGACATTCTGAAATTGCACGATGCTCGAAGTCGCTAGCTCTTCGTACTCGGTACCTGTAAGAAATTCTCTCATCGACCACTCCTGTCATCTTGCCCAGCCGCTTCTTCGACGCCTTCAGGCTCTTCTTGTTGCGATTGCGACGGCGGCTGCTGTGCCGCCTGCGCGAGCATTTGGTTGACGCCCAAAGACAAGTCGCCGCCTGCCTCTTCGATGAGATCTTTCTCATCGTCGAACGGACGGTCGATAGGCGCGATCTCGCCTGATTGTAAATTCTCATAAAGGGTCTGGTGCGACATTGCGCCCGCCTGCCACGACTTGACCATCGCGTTCAACGTGTTCGGGTCCATTTTCGTTTCAACCCAGTCCCTGTTTAAACGCACCTCCACCTCGTCCGGATTACCACCCGTCCATTCCGTCGCGATGCGCAACGCGCGTTTGATGCCCGCCTCGGCCATGTTCACAACGTTGGTCAGGAGCGACATTTCACCGCGCCCACGCATCTTAGCCGTGTCCGCTGCCTCGTTTCGATTCTTGCCGTCGTGGATCATACGAGCGCCAAGTGACGCCATGCGATCCTCTTTGTCGGACATTGCATTCCGCTGCGCCTCGATCCCAGTGCCTGAGAACTCAAGATACTGCGCACTCGATCCTTCAGGAAGAATCCAGAATGCGCCCGAGCCGATTGCGGACGGCTTGTTGCTTTCGTTGATTGCACCAATGGCAACGGGCGTTGGTTGTGCTGTGAGATACAACGCATGCTCGTAGTCAGCCGAATTGCGATAGTGACCAATGTTCACGTCCACGAGATCGAGCATCGGCGGCTTGTCAACCTCGGGCCGCATATCATAGGCATTTATGAACACGAATGGAATCTTGTTCAACGGTTTGCCACCCACGGTCGGCACAACGGGCGCGCCCATCATGATGAACCCGTCCGATCCTTTTGTGTCTTTCTTTGCGCCCGCCGCGATCCACTTGCGCACCTCATAGTGCCCGTCGGCGTTGATGACCAGCTCGAGGCGCATTTCGGCGGCGTCGTTTACATCGTCCTCGGCACCCGCGTCAAAGTCGTCTTTGAGCACGATGCGCGTGACTTCCCGCATACCGTTGACGAACTGCACCTTCCAATCCGTGATGTTCTCGGCGTTATACGTCGCGAGATATGGGACCGAGTTCGCGTCGGTGTTGCCCGACGGAAAATCGACAAGGATGCCGTACCGTCCCATGGACAGCACTTCGTTGACGACGTTCTCGGCCATGACTTCAAGCGAATGCCCCTCAGTCGTCGCGGCCTCGCGCAACGGTTCAAGGCGTTCGCCAAACTCTGCTTTGATCGGGTGACGAAAGACCATGCCCGACATGCCGCGCAACGTGCGTTCGATCACGGGATAGAATTGCGCCCGATCCTTGTAGGCGGCGTAGGCGTTTGCCGTCATGCCGTCTGGTTTGTTCAGGTATGCCTCGCCGTTCTCTTTGATCTCGTCCTGCCCCTCAAGGGCGTCACGAATCCGCGCCCATTGCACGGTGCGACGTGCAAAGTCGGAATGGACATTCGAAACTGAAGTGCTCATGGCGATACCTTTGTCTTGGACAATTCGCATCATATGGGAATAAAAAGAAAACGTCTATGCCGAAAAAAGGTGTTGACGTGGAACGATAACTTAGTTATGATCGAGGGACGATCAACACAAACAACGGAGAACAAAATGTTCAAAATCACTATTCCGGTCGACAATCGCAAGCAAGGCCGCGCCTACATCGAACGCATCGAGGGTCAGATCCTTCTTGCGGCAAACGTCAAAGACGAGTCCGAGGGCGCGTGGGAGGCATCGTATGGCAAGGAAGTCGTGATCGGTGTTTCGACGCCCGAGCGTCTCGTCAAAGTGACGCAGGAGCTCTACAAGTCGGAATATATCTAAACGAAACGGGCGGGCGCACAGGCGCCCGTCCATCGTTAATCAGGAGCCTATTATGATCAATTTCTACCTTTCATCGTATCACGAGAACGACCGCGAATGCGCGAACGTCGTGGAGGTCGCGCGCGTGGCCTATTGCGACCTATTCCTCATGTTCGACATCCACCAAGTCGACGCAATGCTGCGCGGCGGTCGTGGATTGTCCGACTACAACACGAAGCGCCACCACACGCTATCGACGACGTGCGACGACTACGACGAGCGCTGGGCCTGATCGTTTAAACGGCCCGGGCGTCGATGTGCTTGACGCCCGGCCATAACTCGCCTATGGTCGTTGCACCAACAACGAAACAACACGAAAGCCTGACCCAATGATTGACCTTTCTACATTCACCGACCGTCGCCTGTGCGCGACGCTCCACACAATGACGGCGACAATGCTCGACGTTGAATCCGGTGCGCTCAAACTCGAACGCGCGCAAGTTCAGCAGCTTGCTCGACGCGCAGACGCGTTTGCGACGGAGGTCGAACGTCGCGGCATCTGCGCGATCTATACGAAAACCGCACCCGAGCGCATCACGCGCGCCCTGAAGAAAAGAGGCATCAAATGATCGACGCAATCCGCAACGCAATCGAACACTGGAACGCGCACCCACGAGACCTCGTTGAGGACTTACTCGGCGCCGCTGCAATCGTATTTCTAACCGTGGGCATAATGTTTCTGCCCCTAATTCTGGAGTGAACACAATGAGAGGCTTCCCACCTGGCAAACCCGGCAAGCAAAAACAAGCACGTCGTCGGAAAGGACTTGAGAAAACGCGCGCGACAAATGCCGCGCATCACAAGAAGAAGTTGTTCGAGTTGAAGAAGCGCGAACAGAAGGGCGAGGGGTTCAATTCATGACCGATAGATCGGCAACAATTGACTGGCGCATCTTCGACACGGATGTTGACGACGAGTTCGATCAACGCGAGGACGCTTTCGAGGCCGCGCAAGACGTGGTAGACAGGGGCACAAGCCTCGCTGAGGAACCAGTATGCCCGAAATGATCAAACCCCACCTAGAATCGACTGAAAACCGCCTCTCTGCACGATTGCGGGACGATGATCCCTGCGACGATTGGTCGGGGGAGGATATGCGAGCCTTAAACAAAGCAAAACGGGCGCCCGATGAGGACGCCCGTCGTTTAAACGATGTGGTGGATTCTAGTGCATGCCACGAAGGCGGGACGTGATGATGTCCTTGGCGCCGTCGATCATGAGATCGTGGATGCACCAAACCAGTGCGTCGATGCGGTCGGGCGAGTATGTTGCCGACAATCGTTCCCAAGTAGCCATTTGATCCTCGAGATTGTCGAGGTGACCGTCGTTCTTCGAGCCGTCAGCCAGCAACACAGGACGACCGACATGATGCACCTTGCCTTGTTCGTATTTCATCGCAACGGGCTCTGCTCGCGCGAGTTTGCCGCGTGATGCGTGTACCATCTTGACGGGCATCAATGCGTTCGACCCCTCAAGCACATGCTTGACCATATCGCCACCTTGGTTGACTTCCGCGACGACAGAATCCGCCTGCCACGTTTCGAACGCCTGCGCCACCTTGTCACCCCACCCCTTTGGTGAATACTTGCCCGAGTAAT